TTGGAATAAATTGCAGGACTATGAAAAAGAAGATAATACAAATTCTTCGCAAACATTTGCTTGCAGTGGCGATTCATGCGAGATTGTAGATATAGGGGGGTAATCCACAATGAAACCTACAGAGCCTAGTATAAAAGATAGAAAAAAATTTGACATTGACCTTGAGTATGGTAAGATACGTGAAAGTCAGATACTTGACATGTTTGAGAATGCAAAGATTGAAGTTAAATCAGAGCGTGATATATGGCAAAAATCTGGAAATATAGCAATAGAGTATGAATGTTATGGTAAACCGTCAGGAATTAAAGCAACAGAATCAGACTACTGGTTTCACAATCTCTGCATTAACGACGAAACGTATGCGACACTTGTATTCCGGACTGATTTTCTACGCCGTATTATTGACTCTCTTGACTATGTTAGAAGTGTAAAAGGTGGTGATAATATGGCAGCTCGAATGTATCTTTTAAATATACAAAGGCTTTTTTCATCTGATGTTATAAAGGCAGTACAGAATCATGGCAAATAGAATACTACATTTAACAAGCGATGTAGAGGTGCGCCTAATGCCCACTACTACTGGTATTGCTATAAGCATCTTCGGTGAACTCGACACCGATTCACATGCTGTTTATCCTTGGGATGAGATGGTAATCAATCTCGTGGATGAACACTCTATACCTGTGTTACGTCAAGACGATTATAAAATTACCCAAGAGAGTAGAGATTTTCTTATGAAAATAGGTGAGAGCATGAAGAAACATGCAGAAGATATAATTAACCGAACAAACAAACTCACAG